AAGGCCATAGGGTTACTAATAATAACCTCAACTGCCATTGCGTGTTTTTTTATGTCTGCTTCGTAATAGCTTCTCATTGTCTTCAGTATTTGGTTTGGATTCAACATCTTTTTTATCCTTAAAAATTCTATCCCAGTTAGAGTCAAATTTATTTTTGTTTACTTGGCGGGGGGACGAACCCTTCCCGCCGTGCCATGCACTCATACTATATCTCGCAGTTGTTACCAGTGCAAGCTAAAGTCTGTGAGCCTTCAGTCATGTCGCTTTCTTCTGTGATGTCCCAAGACATTTCAGTTGGGAAGTTAGCAGACATTTCTGCATATTCTTCTGCGCTAATAGGCTCATACGGTGCTTGTTGGTAAGTATGCTCAGAGTAAGGCAAGAAAGACACACCACTAATTTTGTCAAACTTATTATAGAGCCACTGACCTACTTCAAGAAACTCTTCATCACGATAGTAACACGTCATTGAAGGCTTGTGTTCACACCAAAAGTCTTGGTATATCTCCCATAGTTCTAACTGTTCCATAGCACCCATCTCAGAGGCCACCACAGCCCCGTCAGGAGACTTTATAGGGAAGCTGAATACCTTGGTACTGGGTGACATTACATCGTCCTCTACGGGGATTCCCGCTGCTTCCAGTACTTGACACAATGGGTCTCTTGCATCTGCTCGAACTCGTCTAATGTACTGATCTGAGTATCTAGGGTGGATACCAGAAGCAGAATCAACCAGCTGACTAACAGTACCGGAAGGTTTAACAGCAGTAATGGCAGTGCTAGGATTAATACCAAGCTTTGTAGCCCAATGCTTGTTAGTTTCAATAGCCTCTTCTTTAAGCTCCGTGAGCCAAGTTTTAAGAACACCTTTGTCTCTCCTTCCTGATAGCGTTGGGTGATCCATAATGCCTGTAAGACTAACACCCAACAAAGCCTCTTCTTGTGTGTTGTTCTGCCATACCTTTCTTAAGTACCTAAAGTCTGTGAGGGTAGCCTGTAGAGTTCCAAGGATAGTCGCAACACGTATTTTTCGTTTAAGGTCTGACAGCGTATCGGTTGACCTGACAACAACTTCCGACAGGTTGCAGAACTGATAGGGTCTGAGGATAATTTCACTGCATGGATTAGTTCCAAAATCATAGGTAGCATCTCGTCGCTCGTTCTTTGCAGCTTGCTTTTGACTTGCGACTCTAGAGAACATACCTCGTTCTCCGGAGCGGGACTCGTATAAACTTTTCCACTCATTTAAAAATGCCTCAAAGTCTGGCTTCTCTGTATAACACGCACTGTTGTTTGCTAGTCCTCGTTGGGGATTGTCTTGCCACCACTGGCCTGACTTGCATCGTCGGAGTCTATCGTCAGTGAGGTTACTAAGACTGATGAGAGCACTTCGCCTAACTCCTCCGACGACAACGATTTGTGCAATCTTACAGCAGATATCGTGACACTCGATGGAGGAAAGTTTACGTCCAGCAGCTTCCCTAAAGATTTCTGTGGTAAATTTAAAGAGGTCAACAAGAGGCTCCGCACCAGACGCTCTACCTCCAAAGGTTTTAAGGGCTGCCCCTGCAGGTCGTACTCCAGATACGTCCCACTTTGGAAGCTGACCCGAATACAACAAGCTAATAAGTTCTCGATATGCTTTAGCCCATCCAATTTTGCTGTCAGCGACGTGTATAACGGTATCTGTTTCATGAAACTCTTCTGCTACCTCCGGTAATTTAGTTACGTATTGTCGTTCAACACTAAAGCCTACGCCTGTTCCGCACATAAGTACATACATCATCTCGTCAAACGCTTTAGGGTGATCAATAGGCATATAGCTACAGTTAAAGCCTGCAACATTATCACGATCCAATGCTTCACCAGCGGTCATTAAGGCTCGCATAGATGGCATGACGCTAAGGTCGTGAATGTCTGCAAAAATACCGTTGGCCTCTTCAAGAGTAAGTTTGTTTTTTTCAATCCAAAAGTTTAAGTAGCGATCAATTGTTTCTTCCCATGTCTCACGCCGCTGCTCGTCTGGCAGATACCTAGCGTATCGTGACTTGTGAATATATTGTTGGTAGAGGTCCATTAGTCTTCCTTTTCGGTTGGTTGAAAAACAACTACTGTAGCATCACAAAAACTACAGGTCAATGTTGTTTCGATTATATTGTTGTCGTCCATGTCTGTGGAGTCTATATCGCCTCCCCAAATTAATTCAGAATTACAAACGTAGCATTTCAATCATTTTTCTCCTTTGTTCATCAGTATACTTACTCCAGTTAATAATCTGTTCTTTTGTTCTGCCGCAGCCCGAACATTTATCATTCACTAATTTGCATTCTTTGACGCAAGGAGATTGCATTTTCTTTTCTTTTCCTAGGAGGCGTTTCTCCTTTGTGTTTAAATTTCTTTTTACGATTAAACTTGTCAGAGCGTTCTTGTTTACGATCTATCATAGTCCTTCTTCTTTATAATCCTTGTCAATCCATTCGTCCGGTAATGATTCTTCACTAAACCACCTAAATCCTTTTGAGCTTGCCCACTCTGCGTGAGACCTTTTAGTTCCGTCTGTACGTCTTTTTGCTTGGGGCATTGGGGCGTTAGGGTCAGAAAACAAAAAGACTAGCTCGTAGTTTTTGGGCAGCGCCTTATTTATCCAGACGTATTTAGTATATTCGGGGGCATCCCAGAAGCGTCCTTTGGCTTCAAGCAGTATTGTTTTACCGTCTATCTCTTTAACAAAGTCTGCATGATAGGTGTGTTCTACAACGTAGTCAACCTTTTTTGTGTGGATGTCCCACCCAGACAGTGGGCCAGAATGTAGTTTATATTCCCAGTGAGAGTCGTAACCAACCGCTACATCTTTTTCTCTGGGCCTAACGACTCTTTTTTTGCGGTATCCTTTTCGAATGTTTGGCGCTTTACTCAATGTACTATCGCTCCTCTGCGTTCTATTTCTAACTCTAGAGCAGCATGAAGGTCATATAGCGCTTCATCTTCTACGGTATTAACGTCATTACCACTTGTAAAGTGTGCAGCAAAACCAAGGATAATTATTTCAAGCGGGATTAGAACTCCCTGTTGATCATCTTCCATGTCTGCATCTCAGCTTTAATATCTTCTAGAGTGTATGTATTAATAGGTCTTTCAGGCTGTCGAGCCACCAAACCCTTTAGTTTTTTGCGCACCCAGCGTGGAGAAAAGGTGCTAAGAAAAAACTTGTTGTTGGCAAAAACATGCGTCTGATCAGGGAGAAGTTCTTTGTAATTATCTAAAGTGATCTTCTTGGCTTCTTCTTCAGAGACTAATGTCTTTAACCAATCAACAAGAATAGGTCCAACTTGTTTGTTGATTTGCTTTATTTTCTTTCTGTTCATAAAAGAATCTCTTCAACTCTTGGCTCTACCGCAACTTCAGTAAAATATACGGGGCCGTTAGAATATCTAAATGCTCTAAGTCCTTCGCCTTCGTTCGCGTCTGAGTAGCATTCAAACTTATAAGGACAGTATGCACAACCAGAAGGTAGCTTCATGTTTCCTTTTTTACCTTCAGGTATAGGAGCATAACACCTGTCAGGAGGCGTGTCAACGGCAATTGCTGCCTTGACCTTTTTGATTTTTTCTTTTACGTTTGGCTTCTCTAGGTCGTCGGGCCGAAACAAACACAACTCACCGCTCTCTTTGTTGATAACAAGAAAGCCGCCGTTTTTTGTTTCTTCAGCAGTCTCGTATCCAGACAGCTGTGCAAGATATCCAAAAGGATCGTTGTTGACTAGTGAGCCATCTTTAAATTTATTAAAAGAAAACCTTGAGGCTGTCTTAACGTCTACGACTTGACCGTCTATCTTGCAGTCCATGTGTCCTAGTATGCCGTCTACGTTTACTTCTTTCTGTTCTGAAGTAACTTCATGGCCTGCCATTCGGACTAACATCAAAACTATTTCTTCTAGGACATGCCCATAAAGAAATTTAATTTGTGTTGAGCCGCTAACGGCGTGAGGGTTTGAAGAGCTTTGGCTTTCATACCACAGCTGTCGTAAAGGTCTTCCGATGTTAGACATTCGAAGCCTAAAGCTGTTGTCAACTTCTCGTGGTTTTGACCAAGCAAGTATGCTTTCTTTCATACGCGAAAGAGTTAGGTCTAGTTCTTCTTCAGAGATATTTAATGCTTCTCCAGACGAAAGACCTTCGAGGCTAGAATATATATCTTGTATTAAAGTATCTAATGTTTTCATTTTTTGTGTTCTATCCATGATAGTTTGCGGTCGTCTGGATTAAAGGCTAAAAAGACAACGCCAAGTTGTTTTTGTTCCTCTGTTCTATAATCTTTAATTCTTGACACGTTATCTCGATAATCTTTTCTTTTAGTTTTGACATCTATAAGAACTGTTTCGCCATCTTTAAATGCTATCATATCTATAGGTCCAGTGCTACCAGAATTTATAAAAACTTCATAGCCTTGATCCCACAACCAAGTTACAGCGTAGAACTCTGCAAAGTCTCCTTTTCTGCTAGGACTTTCTTTGATGGGTGTAATTCTTGATCCATCATCATTAAGGTTTACTGTATGCGTCATTAGTGTGTATCAGCCCAGCTTGTACCAACGCTGTACTCTCCTGTTAGTTCACATTTTAAATTAAAGTCTCTACCGGCTTGTTCGATTGCGGCAACACCTAGCTCACCTACCTTATCCGCTACGTCTTTGTGTGCTTCAATCTGCCACTCATCGTGGACGTTAGCAACAAAGTATGCGTCTAAGTCTTTCATAGTTTCTTGTAGGTTGACCACCGCTTGTTTCATAACAATAGCGCCAGCGCCCTGTAATAAGGTATTTAACGCTGCATGTTCTGACCGAACAAATAACTTACGTTTGTCCAGTCCTTTGAGGTATCCCCTTTTAGCTGCTCCCGCAACTCTGTCTTTAAGATGTTTAAATGCAGGGAGATTATCGAAGAAAGATTGTCTAAGTCTTCCACCATCTTTTGCGTCTCCTCCAACCACTGAACCAAGTTTAGCGTCTCCTGCTCCGTATAAGAGTGCATAGATGAAAGTTTTTGCCTGAGGTCTTGATTCAAGTCCCGCAGCAATTTGATTTGCTGTGTGTATGTCTCCGTTGAGAAG